AATTGGAAGCCCTACCTGTTCTATGCCAAGGGCAGGTCTGTGATCTTCACATCGAGACCGGGATCGCGCCCGGCGATTACCGGATCTGGCTGTCTCGATGCTCGATCGAAGATGGCGAGCCATTCCGAAATACGGCATACATCGAAGTCAAGACCGATGATCATCGATGGATCGATCTGGCGTTCTACGACGCAGACAATCCACCAGAAGAAATCGACGGAATTCAGGCGAATCACTTGACCGGATTCTTCGACGAGACACTAAGATGATCAAGGCGGCGCGCCGGGCATTCCCTCCTCAGGCATGCGGTGCTTCCCTCTGCTGGCGCGCCGTCACCGAATCGAGGCAAGATGAAGCAGAAGGATCTCAGGGATGCGATAATGTTTCTTCGCCGCCTCTTCGTCGGCATCGCCGAGACGGATCGCCTATGCGAAGTCATCGATGCCCTACAACGAGAATTGGATCGGAGGCGAAATGAGCAACGAACAGATGGCTGAGATCATCTTCTATCAGGCACGAGTCTCCGACATGGAAACATCGATCGAGCAATTGCGAGAGGAACGAGAGACGATGCGAGTCAGGGTCGATCTTCTGATCCATGAGAACGACGAATTATTGACCCAGATCCGAGGGCTACAAGCGGCACTCGGCGAGGCTCGCAAGAAGATCAACCGATTCGAGATCAATCACCGTTTCGACCCAGATCTGGCATGATGATCATCGACATTCTCTTCTCTGCCGGGCTCTTCGGCATCACAGGCATCCTGCTCTGGCTGGCGGTCAGATCCGAGGACTGATAGTGTCTCGACCATGAGAGAAGGTCGAGAGACGATCCTGAATCTTGCCACCGAAACGATCGACATCGATTCGATCGCGGCGCATCCGAAGAATGCCCGGCAGGGCGATGTCGGCGCGATCGCGACATCTCTCGAATCGAATGGTCAGTATCGCCCGATCGTAGTTCAGGCATCGACGCGCCAGATCCTCGCCGGTAATCACACTTGGAAGGCGGCGAAGAGTCTCGGCTGGAGGAAGATCTCTGCCACGATCATCGATGTCGATGATGATGCGGCGATCCGTATTCTGCTCGCCGACAACAAGGCGAACGATCTCGCCTCATACGACGATGCCGAACTCGTCACGATCCTCCAAGATCTCGCCGCCTCATCGAGAGGGCTCGAAGGTTCTCTCTTCTCGACAGATGATCTCGATGATCTGATCGCGATGCTGAATGCGCCGCCGATCGACGATGTGATCAACGATCTGGGAGTCCATGATGGCATCGACGGCTTCCATGCCCTCATCAAGATCAAGGTCGAACTACCGACATTCGAGGCATGGCAGACGAAATGGGATGCCCTCGAAGGTACTGACGACGAGAAGATCAGATCGATCATCGATCGCATCTCGTGATCGTCCATCTTGCGACATTCCCGATGCACCTCGACGGTTTCCTCGACAAGATCGGAGACCCACCGGCAATGTTCATGGCATCGAGAGACGGCGACATCAAGATCAGGCATCGAGCCGTGATCGAGGCATCGACCGACCCGGTGAAGATTCTCTGCTCATTCCATTTCTTCCGCAAGATCAATTTCGATGATCTGCTCGGCAATTTCGCCGTCAAGCCGATGATCTTCGCCGATTCAGGCGCGTATTCTGCCGCCTCTCAGGGCGTGCCTGTCGGCATCGATGAATACGCCGAATGGCTTCATCGATGGAAGCATTACTTCGCGACCTACGCCAATCTTGATGTGATCAGAGACGCGATCGCCTCTCGACGAAATCAGAAGATCCTCGAACGAGAAGGTCTCGCACCGATCCCGGTCTTCCACACCGGCTCTGATTTCTCTCATCTCGACGATCTGGCAGAGATGTACCCTTACATCGCCCTCGGCGGTATGGTCGGGCAATCGAGGAGTGCTTGCCTGAAATGGTCTGCCACCTGTATGAAGAGAACGATGCGTCGCGGCACGCGATTTCATGGCTTCGGCATGACCTCCAAGGAGGTGATCGAATGTCTGCCATGGTATTCGGTCGATTCTTCTTCGTGGGTCGCAGGCGCGAAATTCGGGCGCATGATGATCTTCGATGGCAGGCGATGGCATCAGGCGAAGGTCGGAAATCCGCGAGAGATCGCCGCCGTCGCCAAGATCATCAGATCCTACGGATTCGACCCGGCTCAATTCAGCCAGAATGCCCGATACAAGGCGACGCAAGGGCACATCAACATCTCGATCATCGCCGCCCTCTCGTGGCAGAGGTATGAGAAGTTCTTACAATCGAGAAACAAGAATCTGTCTGGCATCTTCCATGCCTACAACGGCACTGGCTATTATGTCGAGACAGACAAGGCGATGCGAAGGGAGACGAAATGAGCGAGAAGGTCGTGGCGGTGGTCTCTGGCGGTCTCGATTCGACCGTGCTCGTACATCATCTCAGGGATCTCGGGCTTGATGTCGCGATGATCTCATTCGATTACGGTCAGAGGCATCGCAAGGAGTTAGGATTCGCGAAGCAGACCGCGAAGAGATTCGCCCTAGATCATGAGATCGTGGATCTCACCAATGTGACGAATCTGATTTCTCGATCGGTCTTGACTGATCATTCGAGAGATGTGCCAGACGGTCATTACGCAGAATCGACCATGCGGCAGACGGTCGTGCCGAACAGGAATGCGATCATGCTGAACATCGCTGCCGGATGGGCGATCACTCTCGGCGCGAAATCGATCGCGACGGCGATCCATGCCGGGGATCACTACATCTACCCTGATTGTCGCCCGAAATTCAGAGAGTCGATCTCAGAAATGTTGAGGGTCGCCAACGAGGGGTTCATCGATGAGTTCTTCACCGTTCGCGCACCATTCGTGTATTCATCGAAGTCAGAGATCGTCAGATTGGGCGAGACTCTCGGAGTCGATTGGGGCGAGACATGGTCTTGCTACAAGGGCGGCGAGAAACATTGTGGATCTTGCGGCACTTGTTTCGAGAGACGCGAAGCATTCGCGGAGGCAGGCGTGGCGGATCCGACCGAATACATCTCAGAACCTCATTTCGCGGATCCTCGGCGATGAGCAAGAAGTATTTCGTCGCCAAGACATTCCCGGCATCAGATTTCTCTTGCGTCTTCCGACAATGGAGAGCACAATCTCATTGTCGATTCCTTCACGGCTATGCCATCGAGATCACACTCGAATTCGAGGTCGAGACCCTCGATGCGCGGAATTGGGTCGTCGATTTCGGCGGTTTCGCGACCCTGAGAGAGGATCTGAAACGGTTCTTCGATCACAAGGTGATCGTCGCGCAAGATGATCCGATGATCGATCAGATCCTCGCCCTCGAATCGTCGAATCTGGCAGAGGTCGTCATCATCGAGAATGTCGGATGCGAAGCGTTCGCAGATTTCGTCGGAGGGCTGACGAAGAATTGGCTCGCGGATCTGCCCGAATCCAAGAATCGCAAGATCTGGCTGTCTCGCGTCACGGTCAGAGAGCATCGATCGAATTCGGCAGGCGTGGTGTGGAGATGAAGACGATCCAGATCATCGATCAGCCGAGTCGCATGATGAAGATCTCTGAGATGTTCGGTCCGACGCTACAAGGCGAGGGCAGGTTCGTCGGGCGACCATGCGGTTTCATCCGGCTTGCCCTCTGTAATCTTGATTGCCGATGGTGCGACACGCCCTACACATGGGATTGGCGCGGCAAGAACGGCATCGTCTTCGAGCCGAGCGAAGAGATCAAGAAGATCTCGATCGATGAGATCATCGCATGGGCTGAGAGATTCCATCACATCGTCATCTCCGGCGGCGAGCCTCTCATCCAGAAGACCGGGCTGATCGAATTGACGAATCGATTGATCGCCGCCGATACGACGATCGAGATCGAGACGAATGGCACGATGTCTCCCGAAGGTCTGTCGGAAGAGATCTGGATGAATGTCTCACCCAAGATCATCAATTCTGGCGTGCCATGGAATCGGGCGATCAAGAATGAAGTGATCGACGAGTTCGCATCGAGGCAGAGAACGATCTACAAGTTCGTCGTGAATGAGATCTCAGACATTCATGAGATCGGAATCTTGTTAGAAGAGACGAAGATGATGACCCATCAGGTCTGGCTGATGCCCGAGGGCAGATCGAGAGAAGAGATCTTGGCGAAATTGCCGTGGGCATGGCAGGCGGCAATCGAACTCGGCATCAGTCTCTCGCCTCGACTCCAAGTTCTCGTCCACGGCTCGCAGCGAGGTGTGTGATGTACCACCTGACTTGGCGAGAAGTAGATGAGCAGGCTCAGAAGATCGCAGAAAGATGGCATGGGCGGATCGCGTCGATCTATGGCGTGCCGCAAGGCGGCGCACCTCTGGCGGTGATGATCTCGAAATACTTGGATGTCGAGGTGATCGAGAAGCCGACTCTCGGCAGGAATTGTCTCGTCGTCGATGATCTCGTCGATTCGGGTCGCACTCTTGCGGCGTATGCGAAGGATTTCAGAACCGATGCCGCATTCATCAAGTCGCATTCGCCTCGACATCTCGCGCCGCATGCCCGAGTGATCGATGATTGGCTCGTCTTCCCTTGGGAGAAGAATGATGGTGCGCCGACCGATGGGATCGTCAGGCTGATCGAATTCATCGGCGAAGATCCGTCGAGAGAAGGATTGATCGAGACACCCGAGCGAGTGCTGAGGGCGTGGCGAGAGATGACCGAGGGCTACCGGGCGGACATCGCAGAGATCCTCTCGAAGTCGTTCGATGTCGGATCGGTCGATGAGATGGTGATCTTGCGAGACATCCCATTCGTCTCGATCTGCGAACATCACATGCTCCCATTCACCGGCGAGGCATCTCTCGCCTACATCCCGAAGAAGCGGATCGTCGGTCTCTCGAAGATGGCGAGACTCGTCGATGCCTTCGCGAAGCGGCTACAAGTACAAGAGCGATTGACGAATGAGATCCGTGAGGCTCTCGATCAGCATCTCGATCCTCTCGCGGCAGGCGTGATCATCGAGGCATCTCACACCTGTATGTGCTACCGGGGAGTGAAGAAGACCGGGTCGATGATCACCTCATCTCTCTCTGGCGTGTTCAGGGATGATCAGGCGGCTCGCGCAGAATTGATGAATCTGCTCCGCAGTTAGAAACCTCGATGCCTATTGGCGATGTGGCGATCCTTGCCACATGGGATAAGATGGTCTCATACCTGAGGAGGTAGATCATGAAGAGGCAAGTGCGTTGGAAGTGTGAACGATGCGGAGATGGTCTCTTAGCACCATCGAAGCCGAGGCGAGATGATGTGCGGCGGTTCTGCCTGCCATGCTCATCAGACACCGGGCGGCTGGTCGAGCGGATCGCGCCAGCCCTCGAACAGCATCGTTCGCGTCGAGCAGAAGCCGCCCGACAGAAGAAGAAGAATGAGCGCATCCGCGAGAGGGCGCGCATCGAGAAGAAGATGAGTGCGCCGCGAGAAGTCGCGAAGCGCAAGTATTCGATCGAGGGCGAGCATGGCATGAACATCAAGAGAGAGACGGCGCGCCTCTGGAAGATGATCGCGAAGATGCCGCAAGAGACCGAATGGGGTCGTCGCGGCAGTCGCATCGTCTCGACTCGCAAGCCTCCGATCGTTCGCCTCATGAAGAGAGGATGGTCTGTCGATCGAGATGGGCGACTCTGGATCAGAAGCGGCTACGCCGGAGTCGCATACGGATCTCACATCGCGGTCAAGCCGGGCGTGTCTTGGGAGACGCTGGCGCATGAGATCATTCACTGCGCCGGATTCAGAGGGCATGACGAGATGTTCTACGCGGCTCTGAAATGGCTGACCGAGACCCGGTGGAAGATGAGGATCGACTTCTCATCGGTGACCCGATACGGCTACGGTGTCGATTGGCTCATCGAGAGCCAGATCCGCGATGTCGTGAAGAATCATTTCGAGAAGATCGAGGAGGTGAAGTGATGAAGATCTCGAAGCGCAGACTCGACGCTCTGATGTGCGCCGCGAATCGAGGCATCGATGAGATGGAGGCAGAACTCGACAATCTTCCCGAAGATGAAATCGTCGAGGAAAGGAAGAGGGTCGAAGCCGCCCTCGAAGGCTACGAATGGCTGATCGAACTAGATCGCAAGTCGAAGGCTCGACAGCAGAGGGCTCGAATGAACCGCACGGCGGCTCGCAAGCAGGCGAGGCAGGCGGCAGAGATTGAGGATCGCCAGCAGAAGAAATTGGCGGCGATCGCGGACGCGATGAAGAAATTGGAGAAGATCGTCGGCTCGCCCGAAATGATCCGAATGATCAACGAGCCGTAGCATCAAGGCGTGAGCCTCCCTCGACCCTGCCTCAATTGCGGCATCATCACATCTGGCGAACCTCGATGCGCGACATGCGAGAGGGCGAGGGAGGCGAGGCGATCGATCGGCAGACAGCATTATCGCCGCGACTATCAGACTCGATCGAAGCAGATCAGAGAGACCGCGACGATCTGCTGGATCTGTGGAGGCGGCAATCGAGGCGAAGCAGATCCATTCACCGCTGACCACCTCTTGCCCGGCGACCCCGATAGCCCTCTGCTCGCGGCTCACCGATCGTGTAATAGCAGACGAGGCAAGGGCAAGAGGGCAGAGCCCATCGATCGACCACGCCAGACCGGGGAGGCATGGCGACCCGACCGGGCGAGGCGACGGCGAGGGCGATGAGCCCACGCAGTGTTTCTTCTGGGGCGATGCGCTTCCTGCCCCCTGAGCCTCTCTTCGCACATCGCCGCAGATAATCCCGATTTCTGATCGACCCCTATCAGACCCCGATTTCGCCTCTTCGACGCGTCTCCGAGGCTCCTAGAGGGCTCTCCGAGGCGATTAGAGGCATGGCAGAGAGGGCGGCTCTGCTATCGTGTCGGGCTCTGGATGGTGAATGATGGGCGGCAAGGGATCGGGGCGCAAGCCCCAACCAATCGAACGGCAGAGAAGGCTCGGCAATCCCGGCAAGAGGAGACTGCCCTCGCCGCCTCTGCTGGCAGTCGTCGAGCATTTCGAGATGCCCGAACCGCATCGACCCCTCTCGACTGCCTACGGCAGGCGAATGTGGGATGGTATCTGGAAGGCTGGCGCATCATGGCTGAAACCGAACCTCGATGCCGAGATCGTGCTGATGGCTTGCGAGATGCTAGACGAGAGAATCCAATTGCGTCAGCGTGTCTTGACGAATGCGGATGCTTGGCGAGACCGTCGCGCTCTTCGAGAGATCGATCGGCAGATCTCTTCTCTGCTCGGGCAATTGGGTTTCTCGCCGACCGACCGGGCACATCTCGGCGCGATGTCCTCGAACAATCATGAACTCTCGAATCTCAGGGCGAGGATCGAGGCGCGGCGGCAGTCGGCAGGCTAAGTGGCTTCCGGCTCATTTCACGCCGAAGATCTACGACTCGACCGATGGCGATGAGGTGATTCGATTCGCAGAAGATCATTTCACGGTGATGAAGGGATTCAGGGCTGGCAAGCCTCTGGTCTTCACGCCTTGGCAGAGATGGCTTCTTCGTTCTCTCTTCGAGACGAATGATGATCATCGACTTCGCTATCGACGAGCGTTGATCGGTCTGCCGCGCAAGCAGGGCAAGAGTCTTCTGGGTTCTGCCATAGCCGTCTATTCGATGGTGGCATCAGAGCCGGGCGCGGAGGTCTATGCGGTCGCAGGCGACAAGCAACAAGCGCGCATCATCTTCCAAGAGGCGAAGGCTCAGATCATGGGCTCGCCGATGTTGGCAGAGGTCGCGAAGGTGTATCGCGATGCGATCGAGATGCCGATCTTCGGATCGGTGTTCAGGGTTCTCTCTTCTGAATACAAGACTCAGGCTGGTCTCAATCCTTCGACCGTACTCTTCGACGAATTATGGAATCAGGGCGATTCAGAATTGTTCGATCAATTGACGCTCGGCTCTGGTGCGAGGATCGAACCGATGACGATCGCAATCACGACCGCTGGCTACGACATGGATTCTCTCGCAGGTCGGCTGTATCAATTAGGCAAGCAGATCGCCTCTGGCGAAATCGAAGATGAGACATTCGGGATGTGGTGGTGGGAGGCATCAGAAGATTGCGCGCTCGATGATAAGACCGCATGGCGCAAGGCGAATCCG